ATGTTCGGGGTGCTGGCGCTCCCGAATAGCGCAAGACTGACAAATCGGCACATAGAGGGTGTGGCTGAGTACGTCGCATCTTACCCGGACTACCAAGAGTTCTTCGAGGCGCGACAAGAGGGCTATGCGAGGCTAGGAATCGAGGCTCTGACCCTAGCGGAGAGCCTTGCTGCTGCGTTTAAATTTGCAGCTGCGAGCAAGGTTGTGCCAGATGAGTCGTGGGAGCCGAAAGCTTACCTTCTTGAGAAAGTCGCGGCCTTTGAGCTGAGGCGCAAAGAGAAGAGCGCGCGCGACAACGAGAGTGATGGAGCTCTAATCTAAAAAGCACTCGGCCTACGCCAAAGCAAGGCTTTGGCACTACCACTTAATCCCAGCCAGCGCCTGCGCCCCAAATTCCGCCAGTTTTCGGCGCTCGACCCGCTTCGTGTAGATCTCCGACGTCTTAGCCTGGGTGTGCGCGATCACCGACATGATTTGGTGCTGCGTGCATCCGGCTTCGGCCATCATCTGCGCCACGGCCTTGCGCACGCCGTGCGAGGACTTCCCGTAGAGCCCGGCGCTGTCGCAAGTCCGCACCAAGCATAAAGAAACACTGGGTATTTTGCGGTTCAGTTCAGTTCAAGTTTCATTCGGTATCGGCCAAAGGAGCGTCAGCTTGAATCGCATTTGCTTTCAAGCCGAGTCTGCCGGGCAAATCCTGGATCCAATCCGATAGAAATACGCCCATTACGAAGATGATGAGACCCGCAAGTATATTTATTAAGAAGGCAATATACCTTTCGCGGTTTTGGCTTTTACCCAAAGTCTTCTCAAGGGTCTTGGCGACTGCTTCTCCTTGCTCCTTAGTCAGCTCCGCAAGGCTTGCGACGCGCTGATACTCTTCCTTTAGCTCGTCGAGTTTTCTGGCGCGTTGTTCAAGCGAGGCCTCAAGGTTGGAAATCAACTGAGTGGACGTGGTAAGTGCTTCCACCGCTTCTTCAACTTGCTGATCGAGATCCCTTTGAGAAGAGTTGATTTTACCAACCAAAACTAAAATGTCGTTGGCAGTTCTTCCCATAGGCATCGTCTTCAGAAGGACACGGCTAATCTCGTGCCAAAGTCTTTTCTGGTCCAAAAGAGAAACCCCAATTTTCATAGCTGTGAGAAGATTTTACGAAATCACCACGTGAGATCAAGCGACCGCCAATGTCCAGGTGGCCTTCCTAGTAGACATCGCTATTCACCACTTGATCCCAGCCAGCGCCTGCGCCCCGAACTCCGCCAACTTCCGGCGCTCCACACGCTTCGTGTAGATCTCCGACGTCTTCGCCTGAGTGTGCGCCATCACCGACATGATCTGGTGTTGCGTGCAACCGGCCTCGGCCATCATCTGCGCCACGGCTTTGCGCACGCCGTGCGAGGACTTCCCATAGAGCCCGGCGCTGTCGCACCACTTACGGATACGATTGCGCAGGCTCTCCGAGCTACCGAACGGCTTGCCCATATCGCCTAGCAGATAGGTGGGCCCAACTACGGTCGCGGCCCGCGTCGCCTCGTGTAGGGGCGGGAGCATTGGGATCGAGACGAACGCCGATCCCTTCTTCCGCGGCTGCCAATCAAGCCAGATTTGCCCGTTGCGCGTGACCTCTTGGTCTCGTCCAAGCCAGATCGCATCGCCAACGCGGCAAGCGGTGAAAGCCTGCAGGGTGAGCCAGAGGTGCGCCGTCGTGCCAGGTGGGTGCTTCTTCTTGAACTTGAGCAGATCATCCGGCGTCCACGGCACGGCGCCGCCTTTCGAGGCGGTATTGATCGCTGCAATCCCAGCGGCCGGGTTGTTGGCAACATACTCGCGCTCGATCGCCCATTTGTAGAGCGCACGCACCGAGCGGATCATATTGTCAGCCGCACCTGGCGTTGCGCCCCAGGCGTCGCGGATCTCGATGAAGGCGCTAGCCGGCGCATCGATGTCGCACTCACCGTAGCGCGTGCCGTTTGCGTCCTTGTGGTCAAGCATGCGGCCCAGCACGGAGCGCTTCTGGCGCAGCGTGTCGGCGCTTGCTGTCCCAGCCGCGACAGTCTTCTCGAAATGGTCCAGATAGCGCATAACGAGCCAGTCCAGGGAGTTCTCGACGGCGCGGCGGTATCCGGGCTGCCACGCCTCGCCGGCGCGCGCAGCGTAGTAGTGGTTCGCGAATTCGGGATGGTCCGGCGCGACGGGGATGGTGATGCGACGCTTTTTGTCACCCTCGACCCGCACGCGATACCGCGGCGAGCCGTTACGGTTTCGCTCGATCAGCAGCCCAGGAAAGTCGACCCGCACATCCATCACCTTTTGGCCCATTGCTTAGGCTTACGAGCTTGGGAGGATTCGGGCTGGCTGTCCATGTTCTGCGCGGTCGAGACGGTCACCGTGCCGTCGCGCGTCACCGTGAAGCTGGTCACGGCAAGACCGGTCGCCTTGGCGGCGGCAAGGGCACGCTTGATCGCGGCTTCTGTGGCGGCAGGGGCGGGCATGGTTGCTCCGGTTCGCGTGGGTTAGCTGGACAGACCTGGCGCGGGCTGTGCGGTAATCATTACCGGCGGATGCCCAGTGCCGAGTATTGTCAGGCGAACTGCACCGCCTTCATTGAGCATCTTCAGTTCCGATGGTGTTGGTTCCCAAACGCTCGTCATCTGGTTGGTGCCGTCGATGATCTCGTCTTTGATCGCGAGCGCGTAGTACTCGTCTTGAGTCTCTGCGAGGATGCGGGTGGCATTGGCTATGCGTAGGGGGAGCATTGCGATCTCCTGGTCATTTCTTGGCGTCGCGCGCCGCTTGCTCAAGGCGTGCAATCCCGAGCAGCGTCGGCTTCAGCTCGTTCGGCGCGCTGTCGTAATGCACGCCCTTTTTCGCTCCGGCGAGGCGCGGGAGCATCGAGCGCGACACCAGTGTCCAATTCGTCGGGGCGGTGTTCTGCTTGTCGCCATCCAGGCACTTGAGCGCGTGACCCGCGGGAATCGGACCGTTAACGGCTTCCCAGTTGATCAGGTGAACCGCGCGCCATCGCTTCTGGAGAGGCAGATCATCGTTCACCTTGCGCTCGAGATAGCCATCCTTGGAGACGCGCTCGGTTCCGATCGGCTGATAAATCTTCACCGCAACGCCACGACGCTCACCGCTTTTGAACCAGCCCTTCTCCGAGCCGGGCGCGCAAAAACCCTTCATCCCCTTGTTGTGCGTCTCGTGGCCGCGCTCAAACTGCCCAGTGCGGCCTGTGAGCCAACCGTGCCGTTTACACAACGAATGATAGTTCGCGAGGGAAACGTCTTCGCGACCGAACTTCTCGATAAACAGCGTGTGCGCCTCGCGACGGATCATCGACTTATGCACCTCGATCCACGCGAGCTCCTCGTCGCTATAGCTGATCCGCTCACCCTTCGGCATTGTCAGCTTCCTTCGCCTTGCCACCGATCTGGGGCAACATGGGCAGAATGGCCCGACCGTGTTCCGCGAACAGCTTCGCGGCCTTGAGCGTCAGATCCGCGTTCGAAGTGATCTTGTCGGCGACGGAGACGATGGCTTCGGTCCGACTGACCTCTGTCGCGATCTGCTCGGGTGTCAGGTCTTCTTCTGAGAGCCGTTCCAGCTGAGCAAACAGGTGATCGTTCAAGTCGGTGAGCTTGTTCTTCATCGTCTTGTCCTTGCGTTGTTTGTCAGGAGTCTTGGGTTTCCGTCACCTCGATCGCAACTCCGGCAGCGGCGAGGCGGACCAGCGCGCTCTGACGATCGGAGACGCCGAGCTTGTGGCAAATGTTGGTCGATATGGCCTTCACGTTGCTTTCGGAGCACGCAAGCCGATGCGCTGCGATCTTGCGAGGGAGTGCGAGCAGGTGGATCATCTCGCGCTCGCGCTTTGTGAAACCCGGTAGAATCGCCGGTTGGATTGGACCTTGGAACATCATGGTGACGTGTCCTCGTGTTGTTCAAATGTCGTGGGTTCGGGCATTTCATGATGTCCGTCGCTGTCCCCTGGCATTCAGGGGGCAGAAAGAGGCATCACGCTTCGGGCGTGCCGAAAAAGAGGGGGAGGCTCGTAGCTTCGGTGGCTTCGGTCGTCGCCTCTTCAAAGGCTGCCTTGAAGGCTTTCTCAGGATTGTAGATCGAGAGGATGAAGCGAACGCTGCCGCCGACTTTGCGGTAGCGGAAGCGAACCGGCATCCGGTAGGGGGCGCCGCCTTCGAAGACCGGGATGGCGATGATGATCAGGTTCGGCACTGCCAGCGGCTTTCCTTCCGGCGTTTTGTGCTCCGATAGGAATTGCACTTCCTGTTCGCCGGTGTCGCGATTGGTCTGGATCTTGAGGTTGCTGGTTTCGAAGACCTGGAACTGCTTAGACATCGCGAGAAGCTGCGTGAGCTGCCCGAACCGCCCCTCGATCTTCTGGGCAGTTTCGATCAGGCGATTTTCCCACGGCTCGTTATCGTCGCTGATGCGGTTCGCGATGATGGCCGGCGTCGGATCCATCACGTCCTTCGCTTGCGCTTCGATGAACTCGCCAAGCGTGTCCTTCTCGATCGGCTCGCCAGAAATGCCCGTCCAGGCCTTCCATTCGTCGGAGAGCGGGAAGTCATAAACCGCGCGATGATGGCAATGCCGTGCCTTGGGGTCGCCCGTGGGCGAGAGAGGCGAGGAAGGGCCCGCCTCGTGGTAATCCGCGATGCAGCTGAGCGTCGGCTGCTGCATGTTCGGGTTCGCATAGAGTACGCTGTTTTCCCCTTTGAATCGCTCGGCCCAGGTGATGAGCGATTGGAGATTGGCGAGCCGCGCCGTTCCTTTCCGGCGGGAGGGTTTCAGGAACTCCGCCGCTTCACGGTGAAGGCGGGTGAGGTCTTCGATCTTGCGGTGCTCTGGCACGGAAACGAGATGTGCGGCCGTCAGGTCAAAAGCTTTTGTCTCGCCAGCCTGATCGTCGGAGCGCGGGTCGCTGATCGCCTCGGTCGCCCCGAGCTTCTCCATCACGTCGCGCATGGTGGCGGCGACGTTCTCGCCGTGCAGCTGCAATTCATGGTCTGTCATGGTCATGCCTGATTTTCCTCTGGTTAGTCGATGTCGCGGATTTCGCCGGTCTCGGGATCGTGTGGAGGCACGTCGCGAACGGGTTGCTGCATGCGTGCCATCATCGGGCTGTAGAGCGTGAGCTCGCCGTTCTCGTTGATGTACGCGGAGGCGCTGCTCGGCGGTTTCTTCGGAGCCTTGAAAGTGACAGTCGCGCCCATGCCGACATCGCCCGCATTGCCAACTGCGTAGCTCAGCTGGATCGTCATCGATCCGCTGCAGCCCTTCGGCCCGTGCTCGGCATTGTGTTCGAGCAAGTCCTGCATCAACTCCTGATGGCCATCCATGATTTCAGTGAGGAAGCCGCCACCGTCGAAGAGCATCAGGATTTGCTCGATCGAGCGCATCTTGAACGGATCATGCGGTGAAGAGATCGCCGCTTCGCGGCTCGTGTCTTTCTTGCGCGCCATCATGTGGGCTTCCTTTTCGTTTGGTGGTCGTTTTCAGGCGAAGCTGAAGATCAGCGCGGCGCCAATGAGCAGTGCCGCCAGAGCAGCGAATGCCAGTCCTGGCCGCATGGCCTGCCGCATGCGATCAGCGCGGATCGCGTTGCGGTTCAGGTTTTCCTGCGCTGAGAAGAACTCGGCGTCCTGCCGTTCCGCCTTGGCCGTTTCATCGCGGATGAATTGGTCGCGCAGGTGGTCATAGCTGTTGGTCATGCTGCGTCTCCTGGGCCACCGTGGCGGGAAACGCGGTCGCTGAAATTCCAGCTATAGCGACAGCGCTTCCCGCGCTCGTGCATGAGGCTGAGCCACGCGGACTCGCGAGCCTTCTTGCTGGTAGCGGCAGCGCGGGCCGGGTCGGTCACGAGGGTCTTTGCCCAGTTCGTCGTGAGGGTGTGCATGGATGCCTCCATCGGGTTGCGATAGAGGAAAGGTATGCGGTAAAGAAACCGCATTCAAGAAGTATGCGGTAAAAAATATGCACAACGAATCTCTGCGAAGGTTCGAAGCTGTCTCCTTGCGGTTATCAATCCCCCCAATTGGGGCTGTGTGAATTGAGGGATTGCGCTGGCTTTTGGCGCGGCGCATCCTTTGGGCAAGTGGCGTAAGGTTATAAGATTAGTGCTTATTAGCTGCCGAAACGGCTGCTGCCGGTTTGTGGGGGGAGGATTATGAATTCGGATGAATTCGGCCGTAGGGCTGCGAGTTTACCGGCCGTGATGCAGGATCGGTTGTTTGTGCTTATCAGTATTCAACGTCATAATCTTCCTCAACAACCTTCCGAGCCTGAGCTGCGCGATGCTCATGAACGCGCTGCTCAAGAAACTGAAGGTAAGAATCCAGCTGAGACTTAAGTTCGTCCGGTAGGTTTTGATAAGCTTCCGAGATGCTTGCTGCTCGTTGCTCGGCGGTGCCTGATAGATTGGTTCCGTGCAACAACCAGGTTTCAGATACGCCAAGGCGGCGCGATATGCCCGCCAACGCGGTGACAGTTAGTCCAGCCTTTTGGTCGCCTTTTTCGACGCGGCGTCTCCAGTTCCGGATCGCATCGCGCGACAAGCCTGCCTCAAGGGAAAGAGCATTCTCGCTCAGCCCCAATTCTTCGCGGCGCGCATCGATGCGCGCTAAGATGTCGCTCATCTTCATGCGGTAATTATGATGCATGACGATTGCTGCGGTTAGCGGTAAGAACACCGTTGACGAAGCGGTAAAAAATCTGCATCAGTATGGAATGCAGACTATCGAGTACCTTATCCAGTTGGCGGATGACTACAAACGATGCGCTGGAGTCGTGGAGGATACGACTGTGTCGTACCGCGTATTCAGAGACAGCAAGAAGCTTACCGCTATTCGATCTGGAGCCGATATCACGCTTCGGCGCTTCAATGCCGCAGTGATCTGGTTTCAAGAAAACTGGCCGCAAGGTTGCGAGATGCCTGCCTTTGAAACTTCGCAAAAGGCTTCCTGACATGACCAAACCTCGTCTCGTTTCCGTCTCATCTCCGCAGCCTGCCAAAGGCGCGACGCAAAAGTCCCACCCCAATCCGTTCGACGGTCGCGGCAGAGGCCGCGAAGCGCATCGTCGGGCGCATGGTTGGCGCGTTGACCCATTGCCCTATCGCGTGGCGTTTCTCGACCGCTGGTCGGCGCTTATCCGTCATTTGTTCGGCTCGCGTGAGGATGTCGCGTCGGCGTTTGGCGTTACGTTCCAGACCGCATGCAATTGGTGGGACGGCACGAACCGGCCCTCTGGCGATAAGGTGGCGCTGGCGGCGATTACCTGGCCCGAGGCGTTCGCGCGCTTCATGGACGAGGCGTGAACTATGCGCCGGTGTGGGGTTGATCTTCTGATTGCAAACGGGCTGGAGAAAGCGCGGAAGCACTCTTTCTCAAAGGGTCATTGCGCGCCAGATCGCAGCGATCAAACAGGCCGTGCCGGAAATGTAAAGCAAGACGCTGACGACGGTAATCTTTCTGGCGGGTCCGGTGATCTTAAAGTCGCTTCCAACGATCTGCCGAAAGGTTCGCGTTTCCGCTTCGCCAAAGCCAAATCCGATCATCACGCCTGCAATCAGTCCAATCAGCACGTCGTCGTGCGGGGTTCCGATTACGAGAACCCACATAAAAATCAAAAGCCCGATCAGTCCCATTCCGGCATACCATTTCTCGCTCACGAGGGCGGCAAGATCGCCTGCGACCTTGCCAAACAGGGTTTCCATTCGGTTGGTCCTTTCCAATGTGACCGGGTGGATTGCTCGGCCGGAGGTGGTGCTCCGGTCGAGTGCCTATTCAGCATGCGCAAAACTAGCGCAGCGTCAAAACCTTTCGAAATATGCCATGTGCGGGGTTCGAAACCTGTGTTCACTGCCGCCCGCACGGGCTCAACTGGCGCGCGGGGCTTGCTCGCACCGCGCGTCCTTTTCTTTCCGGCCGGCCTATGGAGCCATGGGTTGCGAGCCGTAGCGGGGGGCGGTCACGGTCGGAAAGCCCCCGCACCCATTCCGGGCGAGCGGCCCCACAACGCAGGTAACATCGTAGCCGGGGGCGGTGACGCCCGGAATTCCCCGGCGCCCATTTCCATTTCGGCGCGCTTCTCCTCCGAGTGCCGAGATCACGCGGCGGGGCAGGGGCCCCACATGTCCCGCCGCGTGCGGATCCCTTCCGTGCGGGGAAAAGCACGGCCTTCCTTGTTGGACCTGCGGGCGGGGTTCGCCTCGCCCGCCTTTTCACAGTCTTCGACATCGGGGTGCCTCCAATGAATGCGCTCGCATCCAAAGTGATCGGTGGTGCTGTGCTGGCGCGCGCGCCAGACCCTGCGACCAGGCGCCCAGCTCTGGCGCATTTCCTGCGCCGGCGCAGCGGCAAACTCATACCTGTTGCGCTGACCTATGGCGAATTCGTCACCTGTCTCCCGGCGGCACAACGGGTGCTCGCTGCTGAGGTGCTGTCTCACCTGCGCGCGGCCGGTTGGGTGCAGCGCGGGAGCGGCGGCGAAGCCAATGGAGATCTTCGGATCTTCGAGCTGTCTACCTCGGGCGCGGTGATCGCTTTGCAGGATGCTGGGGTAACCGCATGACCTGCGCCGGAATTCAGCATGAGGCCCCAGATTGGTCGGCCCTTCAGGGCCTCTTTGATGGCTCGAAGCTTCTGCGGCCCGGCGTGAGCGTCCCTGAGGTTGCGGGGCTCGGCTCCGGTCGATCGGTCTATCTAGCGACCCCATACCGCCGCGAAGTGACCAATGCGGATGGCAGGTTCGATCGCTGGCTCGGTCGGCAGGCCGCGTCTGCTGCCGCTCTTTGGTCGTGGCGCTTAGCGCAGGAGGGCGCGAGCGCGGTGTCTCCTGTGATCCTTTCGACTGCGATCTGCGAGGTTGGGATTGATCTCGGGCAGGGGCCAGACCCGCTCGATGATAACTTCTGGTCGGCGTGGTGTTTGCCTCTGATGCGCGATGCTGCCGTGTTCGCCGTGCCGCCGATTTCGGGCTGGGATCGCTCGATCGGGGTCTGGCGTGAAGCGTGCTGGGCGCTTGAACGGAATGTGCCGGTCTGCCTGATCGCCTCGCCGGTTGCGGAGGTATGCTGATGGGCGCGCGCGTATGGACAGATTTCGAGATCAGAGGCGTCAGATACGCCACCACGGCTGACGCCGCGCGCGCGCTCGGTGTCTCAACGGAAAACGTCCGGTTGATGCTGCGCCGCGGGCGCGCAGACAAGATTGGTTTGGGCCCGTCGGCGAAGGCTATGCCGATCCGGATCAGGGGCGTGGATTACCCCAACGCCCGAGCCGCCGCGAAAGAGTTCGGCGTGACGCCGGGCGCGATCTGGAAGGCGCTGAACGATGGCCGCATCGACCAGATCGGGCTGCCGCAGCGATACGGCGTCTCGCGGGCTATGCCGATCACGATCTCCGGTATCACGTTCAGCTCCCATGCCGCTGCCGATCGGGCGCTTGGGTTCTCCCCTGGTTACATCGCCCATGCAAAGAAGCTCGGGCGCCACTCTGCTCTCTGGAAGGCAGTGCATGCTGCTGTGCGCCTGAAGCGTGAGCGCGATGCGGAGGACGCGGCTGCTGCAGCAGCTGAAAAGAAGCGTGTTGGTGAGATCGAGGTCGATGCATTGCCTGTCGACACGCGTTTCGAGGCGGCACTCTCATTCCAGCGCCAACTCACGGGGCTATCGCGCCACGCGATCCTCGGCCGGTGCCGCAAAGCTGTTCTCGTTCGGGCGCGCCACATGGTGTGGTTTCGTGCGTGGCGGGCAGGAATGTCAGTCTCCGAGATCTCGGCCTGCACTGGCCGTGCGGAAGAGACGGTGAGCTCGGTGCTCTCGAGGCTTGAGGCGAGTGGGAAAACGAAGCGGAGGGCTGCATGATGCCTTACCGTGGCACGCATACGTTGGATCGCGCCGACGATGAGCGCGACCTGCAGATGCTCGCACTCCGCTGCAAAGGGTTTCCGGCGTCCGCGATCGCACCGCGCTTCGGGATGGCGCGCGGGTCAGTTCTGCGGATCACAAATGACATTCGACACGCGGACACGACGCAGAGCGGTGAGCCGCTCGAAGCTGTCGCAGCGGGGTACTGGTGATGGCTGGCGCCCGGGTGATCCGGAAAGACGCGCTGCGAGAGCTGCCTCTTGGAGACTGCATCGCGCGCCTATCGCGAGGCGAGGCGGGTGTGTCGCTGGTGATCCTGCGCGACCTCGGTGATGCGCGGCCGGTCCTCTGGAATGACTTCCCTCGTGCCGAGATGCCTGCGCAGCTACGCGCGCTTGCCAATGCGGTCGAGTCCGAGCTTACCGCGCGCGAGGTGAGCGAATGACCGAGTTTGCTGCGATGACGTTGGTGGATTCGGGAGAGCTTCCGGAATACCCGCTCGGGTCGGAAGATCGGCTCGATAGCCATTACTTCATGGTTTGGGAGCGCCGCCGTTGGCTAAACAGCGACATGCGTCTCAAAGCAACGGCAGAGTGCCGGGCCTATTACTTCGACCTGATCAATATCTCCTATGACCAGTCGCCGATCGGGACGCTGCCGCTCGACATGGAGCTGCTCGCGAAGCTGCTGTTCGTGGATGCTGCGCATTTCCGTTCTCTGTGTCGTCTCGACTTCGGGCCGCTGCACAAGTGGTCGCAATGCATCGTCGAGGGCGGTGAGGTCCGGCTGATGCATCCGATGGTTCTGCGCACGCTGACCGAGGCAATTTCCCGCAAGGAAGACAACCGCGCGCGGAACGAGGCAGCCAACGCAAAGAAGCGCATTCAGCGGCTGCGCAGCGTCATAGCTGGATATCACGCCGAGCTGGCGAAGAACGATGCCGCGATCCGTTTCATGTATCAGTGGCTGCAAGAGCAAGGATGCGAATACCGCACCTCGCAATGGGTCGAGCGCGCCATGGCGGCGTGGTCCGATCACATGCTCGCCCTCAACATGAAGAACCGCCGAACAATGTCCTGAAGTGTCCCGGGGACAGTTCGAGACAGTCTCGGACAATCTCAGACTGTCCCGCACGATAGGGAAAAGACAGAGAAATAGAAAAGACAGAGGGACAGTCCGCGCCAGAGATCGCACCGGAACGCGGGCTGAGATGTGGATAAGTGCTGAGAAAAGGAGCCTGAGCCATGGACAGCGCAGATCAGGAAGCCGGAGAGAAGCGGGTCAGGGAGCACCTCGTGCTTCCGCTTGAGCGCCGCGGGTTGGTGAAGCCCTCGACGCTGACGCGGGCACAGTATGACGAGATGATCCGCGATCTCTGCGCGCGGCTGGCATATATGACCGAGGCTGGTCTCGACGCGCTCGAAGAATGTGCGGCAGCTCAGCCCGGCGGCAAGGGGCGGGATCGGCTGCCCATCGCGAACGATCTGCTCAAATGGGCTGCGGAGATCGAACCGCCGCGAGACGACGGATCGCCGCTGATGCGCAAGGTTTTCGCTCATGATATCGGTCGGCGCGCGCTTGATGGCGGGTTCGCTCCAGAGCTGCTCGCAGAGATCAAGAAGCACCGTCGTTGGCCCGGTTCCTACATCGTCGACCAGGCGCAGAGCAGAGCGCGCGACAGCATCGTGAGGCTGGAAGATATCGAGCGACGCTTGATGGCCGGTCGCGAGGTGACGCCTCAGGAAGCACAGTGGCGAGATCGGCGGCGTGAGGTGATTTCTCGGTGCGAAGAGTGGTCCAATGCAGGTGGCTCGCAATGACAAAAGTTTTGGACTTCTCGCAGGCATCGGTAGCTCTCGCGGCGGTCGGGGTTGGGCGCGGAATGCGCGAGCTGGCGATCGAGGATGCGTTGGTCTGGGCGTTCGCAACAGAGCGATCCGGCATCGATTTCGCGGAAGAGCGAGACCCTGACAGCTATGCCGGTGGCGGCAGCGCGGATTCGGTTTGGACATTGATGAAGCGCGGGCGGCTCGGGTGCCGGGTCGACGGTGGCGGGTACTCGGAGCCGCACGATGACGCGCAGATGATCTCGTCACAGGTCGCCGCTCTGTCGGAAGGTTCCGGCGGTCGAAAGATGGCGCTGCAGGTGGCTGAGCTTGCGCGGGTCGGGATGCGGCCTGACTGGATGAAAGATGCTCGGCCACGCTGTGTCGCGGCAGAATGGAAGGGAAACCGACACGGCGGCGGAGCAGCGACGGCGGACGCTGCAGATCTCGGGTCAGCAGGGTGGAAGGCTGTGCCTCGTAGGAACCGAAAGGGCGTCGTTGTCCATGATCCAGTGCGGTATTGCCCCGTGATCTACACCCCGACCGCTCGAACCATCGCAGCGGCCCGGCGCAACTATCTTCAATGGTGGGGGGCGCTGCTGGAGATCGGTGCGCATCTGAGGCTGACCGGTGTTCTTTCCGGTATCAAAATCACCGATGAGATGCCGCCGCTTCATCCGTGGCGAGCAGAAAGTTCTTGACGAAATCTAGAGCTGTTGACATCTTGCCACTGCAACACGTGCGCCCGGAGCGGAGATCCCGCTGCCGGGCGTTCTTCGTTTCAGTGGTAGATCAGCGAGACATGCATGGGGAAGCTTGCAGGTCGAGGGCTGCCGTCGCGATTGGGTAAGGCGCCGTCGCGCTTCACCACTTCGAGCCCAACAGGAGATGCATCGGTGAGCCGAACGGTGCGACGCCGTGAGGTATCGCCGTGGCGCGCGTGGTACTCGACTTCGCGCTGGCAGAAACTGAGCTTGAAGGTTCGCGTCGCGGCGAACTTCACCTGCGCCCGGTGCGATGAGCTAGCGATCGGAAAGGGTCAATCGGTCGCCGACCACAAGATACCTCATAGAGGTGACCCGGCTCTCTTCTGGGACGAAGGGAACCTGCAGTGCCTCTGCAAGAGGTGCCACGACATTCACAAGCAACGCGAGGAGGCGGCTGGCCTCCACGGATAGCGCCGCGAGGCCGACCGCCGCGCGCGGTTGGTTCCGACCGGCCGCAGGCGGGGGGTGGGTCAAAAGTCCAGCGGGGCTCCGCGCCCAGACCCGCCGACCCCTCATCCGCACGTTTTTTTCTGGGGAGGGCGGAATTTTGAACGATCCTCGTGAAAGAGACCTATTCGGTAACCCCGTGAGAGCCGGTAAGGGGCGCCGTGGGCGGCCTTCCAAAGAGCTGACTGAAAAAGACGTCGACATGCTGGAAGCGGGCCTGATGAAGGGCTGGTCAAATCAGCGGCTCGCCGATGTGCTCGGCGTCGGTCTCTCGACGCTCAAGCGGAATTTTGGGCCGATGCTTCGGGAGCGCAGTGAGTTCCCGGATCGCCTCAAGCTGGCGCTGTTCGCATCAACAGTTCGAAAGGCTCTGGAGAAAGGCGACATGGGCGCGGTCCGCCAGCTCCGGCAGTTGATCGGAGAAGATGAAGCGCTTGAGATCGAGCGCAAGCTTCGCGACCTGCCGGACGAAAAGGACGAGCCGGAAGTGGTGGGAAAAAAGGAGGCTCAGCGGCGCGCGGCGAATGATCTCGTCTCCGGGGATGCCCAAGGCAATTGGGGCGATGACTTGAGCCCGGGGTATCGGAACTGATGGACGGCGCGCTCGATCTCTGCCGGGACGATTGGTCGACAGCCGTTCCGGACTGGGAAGATCGGATCCGGGGAGGCCGCTCGCTTATTCCGGACCTGCCGCTCTTCGATGAGGTGGCGGAGAAGGCGCTGCGGATCTTCAAGCGGCTGCGCGTGCCGGACCTGATCGGCACGCCGACCTATGGCGAAGTCTGCGAGGAATGGGTCTTCGACCTCGTGCGGGTGATCTTCGGGAGCTACGATCCGGAGACCAAGAAACGGATGTTGCGGGAGTTCTTCCTGCTCATCCCCAAGAAGAACGGGAAGTCGGCGATCGCTGCGGCGATCATCGTGACGGCAGCGATCCTGAATGAGCGCCCGCAGGCGGAGCTGATCCTGATCGCGCCGACGCAGAAAATCGCGAGCATCGCGTTCAAGCAGGCAAAGGGCATCATCGCGCTCGATCCGCAGCTCACCACGCTGTTTCATGTTCAGAGCAATCTGAAGGAGATCACCCACCGGACAACGAACGCGGTCATCATGATCCTGTCGGCTGACGGCGATGTCGTGACGGGATCGAAGGCCACCTACATCTTGGTCGATGAGACGCACGTTCTCGCGAGCAAGCACAAGGCACCGGACATCTTCATCGAGCTGCGCGGAGGTCTTGCCTCGCGGCCCGAAGGTTTCATGCTGCAGATCACGACGCAGTCGAAGGATCGGCCAACCGGGCAGTTTGAGAAAGAGCTGCAGCGGGCCCGCGATGTGCGCGATGGGAAGCTCGACCTGCCGGTGCTGGCGGTTCTCTACGAGCTGCCGAAGAAGATGATCGAAGCGGAAGCATGGCGCGACCAGAAGACCTGGGGGCTGGTCAATCCGAACTTGGAGCGGTCGGTATCGCTCGACTATCTGCGCGACAAGATGATCGAAGCGGAAAGCGACGGGCCCGAGGCCTTGGCGCTGTTCGCGTCCCAGCACTTGAACGTGCAGATCGGGATCGGTCTCGGCAGCGGCCGCTGGGTCGGCGCTGATTACTGGGAGAAGGCCGGGCGCGAGATGTCGCTCGACGACGTGATCGAGACATCTGAGGTCTGTGTCGTTGGGATCGATGGTGGCGGTCTCGACGATCTTCTGGGGCTTTCGGTGCTCGGCCGGCATTCAGAAACGAAGAAGTGGCAGCACTGGGGGCGCGCCTGGGCGGATCGCGACGTCCTGCGTCTGCGCCAAGTCGTCGCTCCGGAACTGACGAAGCTCGAGCAGATCGGCCAGCTGACGCTCGTCGACAATATCGAGGACGAAGCTAACCCGCAGATCGTCGAGATCTGCACGCGGTTGCGCGAGGCGGGGTTGCTACCTGAGGAACGTGGGATCGGGATGGACCCGGAAGGGGTCGGGTCGATCATCGACGCACTCGTCGAGGCAGACTTCGAAATGTCGATGATCTGCCCGATCAGCCAAGGCTACAAGCTGAACGCGGCGATCAAGACCGCGCCGGTCAAGCTGAAGAATGGAACATTCGTTCATTGCAACCAGCGTCTCATGACCTGGTGCGTGAGTAACGCAAAGACCGAAGCGCGCGGGAATGCGGTGATCGTAACGAAGGCTCAGAGCGGATCGGCAAAGATCGACCCGCTCATGGCGCTCTTCAACTCGGTCATGCTGATGAGCTGGAATCCAGTGGCCGCGAAAAGAAACGACCTGCGCGACTTCCTGTCTAACCCGGTGATGGTGGTATGAAGCGATTGATCAAAGCAGCCATTCGAGGCGTTCGCCAGGAGCTGGCCGTCGGTCAAAGTGGCTGGGTGAGCACCACCACCGCGCAGTCGCTTCCGACAGTTGGTTATAGCTCGGCAGCGGGAAAGAATGTCTCGGCAGATTCCGCTTTGCAGGTCTCTGCCGTGTGGGACTGCGTCAAGGTCACATCGCAGGTCGTTTCCTCGCTGCCGCTCAAGCTCTTTGAGCGCAGCGGTCCGGATGCACGGCGCGAAGTGGATCATGACATCGCCTCGATCGTCGGATCGAGCCCGAATTCGGTGCAGACGAACGTCGAGTTCTGGGACGGGATGGTGGCGCATCTGACGATGCGCGGAAATGCTGTCGCGGAGCGCCAATTCGTGGGGCGCAACTTGGTCGGGCTCAAGCCGCTCCCGGGGCTTACGCCCTATCTCGATCAGTCCGGAAAGGTGGTCTACGAGTTTTATGACCGCGGCAAACGCGAGAAGCTTCCTTCGGAGAAGGTTCTGCATCTTCGCAGCTTTGACCCGGGTACCGGGATCGGTTTGTCTGCGATCAAATACGGCGCCAATTCAATCGGCGCTGCTCTCGCGGCAGATGAAACTGCGGGAAGCGTGTTCTCGAATATGATGATGATGGCAGGCTTTCTGATGTCGGAGCAGACGCTCGACGCTGAACAGCGCCAGCAGGTGCAGGACATGATGCAAGCCTTCGCTGGATCGCGCCGCGCTGGCAAGATGATGACTCTCGAGGCTGGGTTCGATTTCAAGCAGGTTCAAATGAACCCGGAGGATGCGCAGCTTCTCGCGACACGCCAGTTTCAGGTTGAGGATGTGTGCCGCTGGTTCGGAGTGCCGCCGATCATCATCGGCCACGCGGCGCAGGGGCAGACGATGTGGGGGAGCGGGATTGAGGCGATCATGCTGTCCTGGCTAACGCTGGGGATCAACCCGCTCTTGACGCGGATCGAGGCTCGGCTGAACCGAGACATCATTCCCGCCGAGAAGCGTGGCAAGTGGTTCTTCAAGTTCAATCGCGAAGCAATGCTGCAGATGGATAGCAAATCGAAGGCTGAGTTCCTGTCGAAGATGGGCCAGTCGGGCACAATGACCGCCAATGAACGCCGTGCGAAGTTGGACCTCCCGCCGCATTCTGATCCCAACGCGAATGAGTTGCTGGCACAGACCGCGCTCGCGCCGCTCGGAGACCTTGGAAAGGACACGAACCAATGACGATGCGCAATCTCCCGAAAGCAAATGTGCCCGTCCATCCTGGCGTGAAGTCGCATGTCGGTGAAGTGGCCGCGAAGCGCTGGAACCCGGATATTCGCGCGGCGGCGAGCAGCTCCGATTCTGAGCGCACGATCTCCGTTCTCGATGTGATCGGTGCTGACATGTGGGGCGACGGCATTACCGCCAAGCGGATCGCCGGTGCGCTGCGCGCGATGGGGGATGGGCCTGTCACGGTGAACATCAATAGCCCGGGTGGGGACTTCTTCGAGGGGCTGGCGATCTACAATCTTCTGCGTGAGCACAACGGGGAAGTCACCGTTCATGTGCTCGGGATGGCAGCATCGGCCGCTTCGGTCATCGCAATGGCTGGCGATCAGATCCTGATGGCCCGTGCGAGCTTCCTGATGATCCACAATACCTGGGTGCTCGCCGCCGGAGATCGCCATGCTTTTCGCGAGGTCGCGGATTGGCTTGAGCCCTTCGACGCAGCCGCCGTCAGCATCTACGCAGCGCGAACCGGTATCGATGAGAAGAAGCTCGGCGCGATGCTCGACAAAGAGACCTGGATTGGCGGCGATGCTGCGGTCGAACAGGGTTTCGCCGACGATCTTCTGAACTCCGATCAGATCGACGCCTCACCTTCCAACAGTGCGGGCGCTGGCCATGCTGCGCTGAAGAAGCTCGACATGCTGCTCGCGAACGGGGTGAGGGCTACGAAATCCGAACGGCGGGAACTTCTCGCCGCGGCAAAGGGGGGCAAGTCTGGCGCTGCCCCGACCGGCAAGTCTGGCGCTGCCGTTAGCGACTGGGCGCAGTCTGCGCTCGACAAACTGAAAACTCTCTGAGGAACACGACAATGAAAAAGCTCATGATGCCCGCCATTCACTTGGCGGCAATGCAGGCGCATGTCCCGGTTGCAGTGATCGGTGGCGTGCGGAATGAAACGCTCGATACCGAAGCGATGCTGAAGAAGGTCAGCCAGCAGCTCGACCAGATCAACGGCGAGACCAAGAAGACCGCCGAGAACGCGCTGAGCGAAGCCAAGAAGGCGGGCGAAGTCTCGGCGGAAACCAAGGAGGCGGCCGACAAACTGCTGACGCAGCAGACCGAGCTCCACAATGCTGTCAAAAAGCTGACCGACGAGCTTGAGGGTGTGAATCAAAAGCACCTCGATATCGCTCAACAGATCGCCGATGGTCTCCCGGGTAACAAAGCTGGCGGTGTGAAGTCGCTGGGTCAGGCAGTGCTTGAGAGCCACGACAAGATCAAGGCCTTCAATGGCGGCACGATTGCCCTCACGGTGAACAATGCCATCACGACCGCTGCGGGTTCCGGCGGTGGGCTGATCTTCCACGACGAAGAACGTGAACCCGTCCGTATGCCGCGCCGCCGGCTGCTGGTTCGTCAGCTGCTCACGCAGGGGCGCACCTCGTCCGATCTGGTGACCTACCGAAAGCAGGTGGTTCGCACCAACGCGGCCGCTCCGGTTGCGGAGGAAGGGACTTACCAGGCTTCGACCTACGGTTGGGACAAGGCGACGGCGCAGGTCAAGAAGATCGGCCACGTCACCCATGTTTCCGAAGAGGCCTTGGCTGACGCCGATCAGCTTCAGACCGAGATCGATGGTGAGCTTCGCTACGGTCTCGATCTCGAAGAAGAAAACCAGATCCTCGCGGGCGACGGCACCGGAGAAAATCTCTCGGGGCTGCTGACCAACGCTCCGGCCTTCGTTGCAGCTGCTGGCCTTCCGAACGCAACGCGGATCGATCGTCTGCGGCTCGGCATCCTGCAGGTGACCCTCGAAGACTACATCGCTTCGGCTATGCTGCTGAACCCCCTCGACTGGGCTGCGATCGAACTGCTCAAGGTGTCGGGCACGGACAACCGCTACGTCTGGGGCAACCCCGCAACCGGCAACACGCCGATGCTCTGGGGCAAGGATGTGGTCGACACGGCCTCGATGTCATCGGGCGAATGGCTGGTCGGGGATCTCGCGATGGCGGCGACTTACTACGATCGTTCGGAAGTCGAAGTTCTGTTCTCGACCGAGCACGGCACGAACTTCATCGAGGACATGGTCACCATGAAAGCGCGCAAGCGCGCTGCTATGGCGAACAAGCGTCCGCTGGCGATGGTGCAGGGCGACTTCACCTTCGTCTGATCGACGTAGCAGAGCGTAGCGGCGCGGTCAGATGATCGCGCCGCTTTCTCACTGAAAAGGAGACTGACATGTTCGTTCATGTGAAATCGACGCGGCATACCAAGATCGGAACCCTCCGTCGCGGTGTCGTGTATGCGATCGACGAAAAGAACCAGGCGGCTCGTTCCGTGGTCGCAGCCCACACCGGGGGAGATAACCCCGCGATGAAGAAGGTCAGTGCGGCGGAAGCGAAGAAGCTCGCCACCAAGATGGTGTCGCTCGACCTTGAGGATGGATCGCCCACGCTCAGCGAGGATGCTGATGAGCTTTCGGCGCAATTCGAGGCAATGACTGGTGCTCTGAAAACGACGGAAGAGCAGCGTGATGCTGAGGTCGCGAAGGTGACCGAGCGCGACGCCAAGATCTCCGAGCTGACGTCGGCGCTCGAAGACGCTGAGAAGCAGCGCGATGATGTGATCGCGCAGGCCGCCGAGCAGAAAGCAAAGATCGACGAGCTGCAGGCACTGGTCGCCGAAAAGGACGACCTGAAGCCGAAGCAAGACGGCAAGAAATAACGGTAGGGAGCGCTCCGCATGGCTTTGCAGGTGTCCGACCTGAAAACGCATCTCAAGATCGACTTTCCCGACGACGATCTTGAACTGGATCGGATGCTCTCTGCGGCCACGATGCATGCGGAGCGTTACCTCCGGCGCGATTTCGCGACTGAGTACCCAGACGGCCTTCCGAAGCCGATCGAGGTAGCAATCATGCAGCACGCAGCGAACATGTATCGTTTCCGGGAGACAGCTTCGGCTTCGAGCATCACCGAAGTTCCTATGGGATGGAAACAGCTGCTCTCGACTTACCGGGTGTTCAGTTGACTAGGGCAGGGGCGCTTGATCAGCGTGTAGCGTTCGATTCCCCTGGTTCGACGGTCGGCCCCGGCGGTGTCGTGTCGCCGACTTGGCAGCGCCATCACGACTGCCGAGCGCAGCTGATCTATCAGCGCGGCAGCGAAGTGGTCGAAGCGGCCCGGATCGAGGGCCGACCAATCTACAAGGTCAAGATCCGCTCCTGCGTGGCAGCACGCGCGATCACCACGGATCACCGGATGATCGATCTGCACCGGGCTGACACGGCCTATGCGGTTATCGAGGTCGACGCCATCACGGACCCGATGTGGGTCTATGTGGTCGTCGAAGGAGGGAAAGCGGCATGAGCCCGGACGTAGCCCTGCAGGACGCAGCTGTGGCTGCCCTGCTCGCTGATGCTGGTGTTTCGGCGCTGGTTGGCGATCGCGTTTATGACAATGCACCGGGCGGTGTCGGTTACCCTTACATCACGCTCGGCCCGTCGCAGGCGGTCACGGACGACGTGGAGTGCATCGACGGAGAAGAGAACTATCTGCAGATCGATGTCTGGACTCAGGAAGGCGGGTCGAAGCGCGGCGCCAAGGTGATCTGCGCGGCGGTGAAGAAGGCGCTCCACAACGCCGCTCTGGTGCTGGCTGATCCGGTCGCGCTTGTGCTGGTCGAGATCGAAAGCACGCGCGTGATCAGCGATCCTGACGAGCAGGTCGCGCACGGGATCGTTTCGCTCAAGGCGATCACCGAGGGCTGACGGATGGTTCAGGGCCTCAACGAGTTCAACAAAAGATGGGGTGCCATACCCAAGGCCGTTCGGCTCGCCGCCCAGACTGCGCTCGAGAAGGGAGCGGCAGAGCTTGTCGCGGACATGAACAAGACCAAGCCGATTCCGGAAATTCAGGTTGGCTGGACGTGGGGAGAGGCTCCTAAAGGGTCGATCACGCTCGGAAGCTACAGTGAGCCTGGGCAGTCTTTGCGCATCACGATTTACGCGACCGCCACAACTGCAGACGGGAATTTCCCGGCGGTTGCACGATGGTTCGAGTTCGGCACGTCTGAGCGCCGCACAAAGCAGGGCTGGTATCGCGGCCGGATCGCCGCTCATCCGTATTTCTTTCCAGTTTACCGCGCCAAGAAGCGGCGCGTGAAGTCCCGCGTAACCCGCGAGATCAACAAGGCTATCAAGGGCATCTAACCCGCGGGGCAATCATGAAAATCAGAATGAAGCGCGCCGCTGATCATCGGATCAGCTCGGCTCTCTCACAGCATTTCGCAGACGGTCGCGAATACACCGTGCCGCGGAAGACCGGGCAGGCTCTGATCGAGCAGGGCGCTGCTGAACTTGTCACCCAGAAGAAGGAGGCCAACGATGGCTGATCCCGATACCACCACTCGCCTCATCATCCAGCTGGGTGACGGCGGCGACCCAGAGACGTTCGGCTTCACCTGTGGCGCCAACACGTACGGCATCACGCTCACCAACAACCTCGGCGAAGACACCGTGCTGGACTGCGACAACCCGCTCGATGTTCCGGCCAAGATCATGCGCTACCTGGAGAGCCAGGACACGTCGGCGACGATTTCCGGCAAGGTCGCCAAAAGCGCGTTTGCAACGTGGCGTGACTGGGCAGATACCGGGTCCACGAAGAACATCAAGATCCTGCTGGACGAGGCTGCGGCCGATAACGGCGGGTTCTGGACCCTCCCGGCCTTCCTCGGCTCGCTGGAGCTGAACAAGCAGGGCTCCGCGACTGCTGAGTTCACGGCGACGATCTCTGGCGCCGGTGCGCGCGTCTGGACTGACGCGACCTGATGGCTGAGCTGATCACAGAGTGGGCCGGAAAGGATCGTCTTTTCCGGCTCGACTTCGGCGGCGTCCTCGATCTCGAAGAGGCGCTAAACGATGCGATCGGCGCGATCTTCCTGCGCCTATCGTCTGGGCGCTTCTACGCGAAGGACGTCTACCAAACGATCCGCCTCGCGCTGATCGGCGGCGGCATGGGAAAGGTCGAGGCCAAAAAGCTCGTCGAGAGTCGTTTCGATGCCTATCCGCTCTCTGACCTCGCGGCGCTCGCTGGTGAAATCCTGATCGCGCTGATGGTGGGCATCGAGGACACCAGCAAGGAAGCATCCGATGCCGAGCCGCAACGGATCAAATTCTCTACCGCATCTCAGATTTGCCAGACGTTCAACATGTCGACGCATGATCTGCGAGCGATGACCTACGCCGAATTCGCGAACTTGGTCGCCGGGTTCAATGCCGCATCCAGCGGTCGGAAGCTCGAAGCGCCAACTGACGAAGAGTTCGCCGAAATCCTGCGCAAGCATGATCCTGCTGCTTACGAAGAGATGATGGAGGCCAATGATGGCTGACGTTGATACCGGCCTTGTGCTCCGGCTTGAGGCTTCGCTCGCCAAATTCGAGAAGCAGATGGCGCGGGCGCAGAAGGTCGGTAACGACGTCTCCAAGGGCATCGAGAACCAGTTCACGCGGTACAACAAGAAGATGTCCCAGACGGCAGAGCAGTCTGCGGTCGCGATCGGCAAAGAGATGGACCGCCTTCGGATGAAGTATGACCCGCTGTTTCGCGCGTCGAAGCAGTACGAGGCCGCTGTTGAAGAGCTGAACCGCGCGCAGAAGGTCGGCGCTCTCACGTCGAAGCAATACGACGCGGCCCTTGCTGAACTGACGCGCGAGTATCAGCGCAGCGCCGGCGCGGCGAACACCATGGGGAAGACGGCAAAATCTGCCGGAATGTTCGCGCGCGGGATGGGCGGTGGCATCCAGAATGCGGCCTTCCAGGTCGGCGACTTCGCGGTACAGGTTGGAGCCGGCACAAGCGCGGCACGCGCGCTCGGTATGCAGCTGCCGCAGCTTCTCGGTAGCTTCGGCGTCTTCGGTGCCGTCGCTGGTGCGGCGGCGGCGATTATCGTCCCGCTGATCGCAAGCTTTATGAGCGGCGAGGAAGAGTCGAAGAAATGGTCTGATACGCTGCAAGAGCTTTCGACCGCGGTCGGGGATTACAACACCGCCGTGCAAGACAGCCTCGCCACGACGGCAGAGATGGCCGAGAAATACGGCGCGCTGTCCGACGCGATGCGAAAGACGCTCGACGCCATCGTAGACACCACGCGCATCAAAGCTCTGCGCGAGCTCGGCGAAGCTGCAACCGCAGCCGCAAGCCAGATTGGCAGCCTCCAAAACCGGACAGACGCCGAGGGCAACTTCATCGGTGCATCCGAAGCTTTCATGGCGCTGGTCAAGCAGTTCGATCTCGGTGCAGTGGCGGCGTCTCGCGTCAAGACCGCAATGGACAATCTCGCGAGTGCCGAGGGGCCTCAGCAAACGGTTGATGCGGCTCAGGCATTGCGGTCAATTCTCGTTGATACCTTCGGCGCATACGAGAAGATGCCGCCGGAGATTGCCAAGCAGGTCGATGCAATCGATGCGGTGGTGCTAAAGGCTGGTGAGCTTGGCGGATCTATGGAGACCGCTGCAGCATCCGCACAGGGCTTGGCAAATGTCCTCGAAGATGCGCTGAACACGATGATCGCTCTTGCTGGTGCTGAGCCGAGTGAGGGCTGGCTCTCCGGCGCGATTGCAAAGGCTCAGGCGCTGGCAGGTCACCTTTGGGACGCAGCGAAGGCACAGGCAACTGTGACGCAAAAAGCCGTCGACGCTGAGAAGAAGTGGACGAAATATCAGTATGAGCAATACGGCCAAGGGCATGCATCTGCGCAGAAACTGATCCGAGATGGTTGGAAGCCGGAGAAGAAACCTGGCCGAGGCGGCGGCGGGTCAGCCTCAAAAGCAGAAAAACCTGGTCTCTTTGAGGCATCTGATCAGCAGCTGACCAACCTGCAGCGCCAGATCGACCTTCTCGGGAAGACCAAGTCCGAAACTGCCGCCCTCGAAGCCAAGTGGAAGCTGCTCGACGAGGCGAAGAAGCGCGGGATCGATCTCGACAGCCAAGTCGCAGGCTCCGGCGAGACGGTGCGCGAACAGATCGACAGGCAGGCGCAGTCCATCGGTGATCTGACCGCGAAATACGAGCAGGCGCAGGAGCGGGCTCAGTTCTTCGAGCAGGCTCAACAGACGCTGAAGGATGGTCTCGTCGACGCGATCGTCGAGGGTAAGAACCTGTCTGGCGTGCTGGAGGATCTGGCGAAGATGCTTGCGAAAGCTGCGCTGCAGGCGGCGCTGTTCGGTGAGGGGCCGCTTGGCGGAGGTGGGTCTGGACTTCTCGGCGGCCTCGTTTCGAGCATCTTCGGTGGCGGCACCACCCCCATGATGCCGAAGGGTGGCTACACGCTGGCAAACGTCAACAGCTACGACGGCGGCGGCTTCACAGGCCTCGGCGCTCGATCTGGCGGTGTCGACGGAAAGGGCGGTTTTCCAGCTATTCTGCACCCGAACGAGACGATCCTTGACCATACAAAAGGTCAGTCCGGCGGCGTCACCGTCAGCATGAGCATCGACGCGCGCGGCGCCTCTGGTGGTGAGGCGCAGAACCTGCAGCGCGTGGCCAGCCAGATCGTCGACCGAGCCGTCGCCAAGGTCAAAGCCGCTCAGAAGCGGGGGTACTGATGCCGGATTTTCCGAAGACGATCATCACCGGCGTCACTCGGCAGCTGGTGAGCGCCGTGACCTCAGCGCAGTCGCCGTTCACGCTTGGGCGTCAGATCCAAGACTGGGGCGGCGAAATCTGGCGCTTCCAGATCGACGTGGTGCTGCGCGGCAAGGATTCACGCTCCTTCGAAGCCTTCGCCAATGCCACGCTGAACAAGCGCAAGATCTTCACGCTGCGCGATGCGCTGATCTGCAACCCGAGCCGCACCGAGGCGATCACGGTGGACGGCGGCGGTCAGTCCGGCAACGAGCTGGTCACCAGCGGTTGGGGCGCGGCTGGCATCGCGGCTGGCGACTTCTTCTCGATCGGCGTTGGCGACCAGGCGCGGCTTTACCAGATCACCGAGGACTGCATCCCGGTGGCTGGCTCCTGCACTCTGAGATTCGTGCCGCGGCTGCGCTTGATGCCGAGCGACGGCGAGGCGGTCGAGATCGCTTATCCGCAGGTAGCCATGCGCGCGACAGAGGACGTCCCGACGAATATCTCTGTCGGTGTGATGCGGTTCACGGTCAACGCGGCGGAGGCAATATGAGCCGGGATATGCAGGCCGCGAACATTGCGGCGATCGGCGATCAGATGGTGCGGATCGTCGGCTTCTTCGAGGGCGAGTTCGCGGGTGGCACGGTGCGTCTGTGGACAGGCGACATCGGCACGAACTTCATCTGGGACGGCAAGGAATGGGCCGGGGCAGGGACGCTGCTCGGGTTCTCGAATATCGAAGAGACGAATGACGTCGTGGCCAGCGGGATCAGTGTCTCGCTCTCCGGCGTCCCGGTGGACATGGTGGCGATCGTGATCGCGGAAGCGGAACAGAACGCCCCTGGCACGCTCTGGATCGGGTTCATGTCCGAGGACTGGCATCTGCTGGCCGATCCCGAGCTTGTCTTCTCAGGTCTGCTCGATGTTCCGACGATCGAGGATGGGGCCGACACCTGCACTGTCACGATCAGCTATGAAAGCCAGCTGATCGACCTGCAGCGTGAGCGGGAGTGGCGCTACACGAATGAAAGCCAGCAGGTGCTCTATCCCGGCGATAAGGGCTTCGAATACGTCACCTCGATTCAGAACAAGACCGTAAATTGGGGCAAGGACTGATGCGGAAACCGGATTGGCCCAGCATTCTGACGCACGAGATCGAGGCTGCCAGAGGGCGGCCTTTTTCATACGGCGAGCATGACTGCGCGACTTGGGCATTCGACGTTTGCCACGCGCTCACCGGTGGGAATAACCCTGCGGAGCAATGGCGCGGGCGCTACAGCACCGAGATCGGCTGCGCGCGGGTCATGAAGCGTCTCGGCTGGGAGAGCGTCGAGGCGGGCGCGCGGGCGCTGCTGGGCGAGGCTCTGGCATCAGCTCGGCTGGCACAGCGCGGCGATATTGTCTTCGCGGATGGCGCGCTCGGAATTTGCATCGGGAAAGAGGCCGCGTTCGTGGGCGCGGACGGGCTGAAAGGCAAGCTGCTGCGCGACTGCGCGCTGGCTTGGAGGGTGTGATATGCCGCAGGCTGCTGTTGGTGCTCTGGCCCTTGGTGGGGCGGCTGTTGCTGCTGGTGGTGTCGGTGCTGCGCTTGCTGCGACCGGCTTTATCGGCATCGCGGCCAACTTCGGCGCCTCGCTGCTGTTGTCCGCAGCCTCTGCCGCGTTCGCGCCTAAACCTGACTTCGGGCTCAAATCCCGCGATGTCACGGTGCGAGAGCCTGCCTCGCCGCGCAAGATGGCTTACGGCACGGTTCGCACCGGCGGCACGATCGTGTTTCTGGAGACCAGCGGCGAGAAGCGCCTGTCCGACCAAAACCAAGACGACTGGCTCAATGGCCCTTGGGATCTGTCCGAGCTGAAGGAATGGCTCGACAAGCTGCTCGGGCCTATTCAGGACGCGTTCGGTGGTGGTGCCGAAAAGACCTTTGAGAACCCCGGCAAGCGCATGCTGCACATGGTGATCGTGCTCGCAGGTCACGAGGTCGAGGCGATCGACGAGGTCTACTTCGACGGCGTTCTCGCGTTCAACGCGGACGGAACTCAGGCGCCTGACAAGCATGGAAAGCCCAAGTTCACCGGTAATCACGTTTACGCTCAGATCGAGAAGCGTCTCGGCGCGCCGGATCAGGAAGCCTTCACGCTTGTGCGCGATTACCTGCCCTATAAGTGGACAGCTGAACACAAGCTGAGTGGCTGCGCGGCGCTCTGCGTCTCGTTGTATTTCGACCCGAAGATCTTCGCCAATGGGATGCCGAACGTCACCGCGAACGTGCGCGGGAAGAACAACATCCTTGATCCGCGCACCGGCACCCGCGGCTACACCGACAACGCAGCACTTTGCCTCGCAGACTACCTCGCAGACAGCACCTACGGACTCGGTGCCGAGATCGACGACCCGCGCGGCACCAACGAGGATGAGCTGATCGCGGCGGCGAATGCCTGCGATGAAGTTGTCGCAACCGTCGATGACGCGACCGAGACGCGGTACACGCTCAACGGGATTGTCGATACCAGCCAGACACCGCAAACAGTCATTCGCTCTATGCTCACATCGATGGCAGGGCATGCGGTACGGCGAAGCGGCCAGTGGTATGTGCTGCCCGGTGTCTATCGTCCGCCCTCGATGAGCCTCACGGACGGGCAGGCGACGGGTTCGCTCAAGCTCGTGACACGGCTCTCTCGGAGCGACAACTTCAACGCCGTCCGGGGCACATTCGTCAGCCCGGAGAATGACTGGCAGGTCGATGATTTTCCGGCCTATGAGAGCGCCGCCTACCTCGCGGAGGATCGCGGCCGGAAGTCGTGGCAGGATATCGAGCTTCCCTTCACCATCTCGGCGTCGATGGCACAGCGGATCGCGAAGATCGAACTCGAGCAGGCGCGCCGTCAGATGTCGATCGAGTGGCCCGGAAACCTGAGCGTCATGCAGGTCGGTTGCGGCGACGTCGTGATCGTCACACGCGATCGTTGGGGCTTCGATGGCAAGCCGTTCATCGTGACGGGCTTTACCTTCGAGAAGGCGGACAAGGGGTTGATCCCGAGCTTGCGGCTCGCCGAGACGTCGCCGCTTGTCTACGACTGGGACGCGACCGAGGCGCAGATCTACGCTGCCGCGCCGCGGACCTCTCTGGATGATCCGTTTGACGTCTACGCGCCGGGCATCACCAATGTGACCGAGAGCCTGTATGTGACGCGCCAGAACGCTGTGAAGGCGCGCACGACGGTGACTTGGTCGGAGAGTTTAAGCGGCAGCGTCGATCGGTACGAGCTGGAAGGCAGCCTCGACGGCGGCGATTATGAGCTCTTGGCGATCACGCCGAACCTCTCTGCCAGTGTCGACGACATCACCCCGGGTAACTGGACATTCCGTGTGCGTGCCGTGACCGCGCTCGGCGCAGAGTCCGATTGGTCAACGGTCACTTCGCAGATCTACGGCCTCGGTGCTGAGCCTGCGGCGCTCAACGCCGCGACCCTGCAAGCGGCAGGGGGGCTCGCGATCATCAAGTGGGCACTCCATCCGGATCTCGACGTTCGTATGGGTGGTCATATCGTTATTCGTCACTCCGAGAATACTAGTCCCACATGGGCCTCTTCCAGATCTCTCGATGAGATCACCGGAAATCAGACGATTGCTGCGATGCCGCTTATGCCTGGTACATACCTTCTTCGAGCTCGGGATAGCTCTGGCATCTTGGGGCCGGTGACGACGCTCTATGCCTCAGGCGCGCAGGTGATTTCTTTGGTGAGCATCGGAGTGCTTCAAGAGGACGATGAATTTAGTGGCACCCACAACGGGAGCGCCGCCTATCAAGGAAAGCTCAGTCTAGATGCTGCGGGGGTCTTCGATGATGTTGCTGAAGTCGATGCGCTCACGAGCTGGGACTATATCACCGGATCGGTCTCCGATTACGGCGAATACGATTTTGCGACCGTGCTTGATTTCGGGGCTGTGAAGCGAGTGAGGCTTCGTGCCGAAGTCGAAATGGTGACGAACAATCTTAGCGACATCTTCGACGAGCGGCCCGGGACGGTGGACAGTTGGGATAGCTGGGACGGCGAGGCCTCCGACGAGTGTGATGTCCATGTCGAGGTAGCTCTTTCCGACGATAACATCGCATGGACGGATTGGGCGCGGCTGGACGCTGGCGAGGTAGAGGCCCGCTACGTGCGAGCTCGGGCGCTTCTGAAAACGAATGACACGAGCTTCCAACCGCTCGTGTCCAAACTACGGCTTAAATCAGATGAGGTGGCAGCATGAGCCAAGTGGATAGCTTTGCGGCTAATGGTGGGCTTTCAGGGCTTGCCACGAGACAGGCGTTTAACGCCATTCTGGATGCGCTTGCGACGTGTTCTTCTGGATCTACAGCTCCGTCAAATCCATTCCCCGGCATGTTTTGGCGGGATACTGCGACTTCGCCTTCGGTACTGAAAATCCGAGATGATGCGAATACAAGCTGGGTTGATGCGCTTTCTGCCTTCGGTGGGACTACGCCCGGAATTGCTCTGTTCAAGGCTACAACGAAGGCCGCACAGCGCACTGCCCTCGAACTGAAAAGCGGAGCGCAGACAGCGGTCACCGATAACGATGACATGGCTGTCGACCCAGAAAATCTACCGAAGCGCAAGAACGTGGAGGCTGCTATCGCGGCTGCGCCGAACCCGGTCAAGGCATGGGTGAATTTCAACGGGACAGGCACTGTCGCAATTCGTGACGCCCTGAACGTCTCAAGCATTACGGACAACGGCAGCGGCGATTACACCGTTAACCTGTCGTCTGCGCAGGCTGACACAAATTATGCAGTCCTCTTCGGTGGAAGTCGGGCTGGCAACGGTAGCGACAGCGCGGCGCCGTTCGTGTTTGAAAGTTACCAATCGGCACGAACCACAACGGCCATAAGAGTTCGAACCGGCGGGATGAATGCAGGGGCTTTTGCCTTTGGTGACAACGAAATCGTCGAACTCGCGATTGTCCACTGAGGAGAGGTAAATGGTAAAGCGCATCATCTATCAGAATAGCCAAGGCGGCGTGGCAGTGATCGTTCCTTGGCTCGGGTCCGGTCTGACCTTGGAGCAGATCGCGGCGAAGGATGTCCCGACCGGTAAGCCCTACAAGATCGTCGACGCGGCAGACATCCCAGCAGACCGCAGCGAGCGTGACGCTTGGATCGTCGATGAAGCAGACCTCACAGATGGAGTTGGCGCATGATCTCGATCGACCAGACGAAAGCGGCCGCTGCGAAGCTTGCCGCCCTTCGCACTAAGCGCGATGCCGCCCTCTCTGCGTCTGACTGGACGCAGATGCCTGACAGTCCGCTCTCCGATGCTGATAAGCAGGCGTGGGCCACCTATCGGCAGGCCCTGCGCGACCTTCCTGATTCGGACGGCGCGGAATGGCCGGTGGCGCCTGGTTCTGCGTAATGCTCGACAAGCTCTGGTTTATCGCTTTCGGTCCGCGTCCATCGTGGCGTCGGCCGCTCCGGCTCCTGATCTGGGCGCTGTTCGGCAACGGGAACGAGGGCGACAACGGCGGCCCTTACGGTTGGCTTCCACGCGACACGTCGAAGCCCGATCCGAACTGGCCCGCGACGATCCGCTGGTGGCTGCGCAACCCTGCGCACAACCTGACGCACTACCTCATGGCTATCCCGTTCGAGCGCCAGCGCCTGCTTATCGGTAAGCCGAAGGACGGCACGCTCCCTACAATCACGCCCGCTGGCCACATACTGCTGGCATGGAACGGTGGACCGTTCTTCAAGCTGCAGTTCACCCACTGGGAAGCCTACGCCGGGTTCCGCCCGAAGGTAGTGGATGGTCGCCGTGTCGGCATCTTCGGCTTGGCCCTTCGCGGGCGGCGCTAACCCTCCGCACAACCTGATGACGACACCCCGCCACAGGCGGGCTTTTTTATGCCGAAAGGGGGCATGACGTGATGAACGAAGACATCCGGCCACGGATCGAAAACAGCGACAGAGGGATCACGCTCAACAAGTCCTTGGCATGGACGATCCTCACAGCCCTCATTGCCGGTGGGTTCTGGGTCGGCTCGCAGGTGACGGCGCTGCAATCGATCACGCAGGACAATAAGGCGCGGTCGGCCGACCAGAGCGCTGAAATCACCGTCATCAACAACCGTCTTCGCAGTATCGAGACACAGCAGGCCCGCAGCGACGAGAAGTTCTCGAACATCCTCGGCTACCTCACGCGCATCGACGCCCGCCTCGAGCGGATTGAACAGGGGAAATGAAACTATGAAATTGATCTCCAAAAAGGAGCGCCAGCGCGCTCGTATCGGTTATGCCTTCGCAGGCATCGTGCTCACGCTTTGCGCGCTGCTAGCGCCTGTCGTGATCTGGTATGGGCTCGGCTATCAGCTCGACCCGAACGCCGTGTTCTTCATCGCGCTAGGCACCCTCGCTGTCTCCGCGATCGGGCGCTTCATCGCGCAGCCGCAGGGTATCTGGGCGAACCTGTGGCGCATCGGTCTGATGGCTGCCCTTATGGTTCTCGCGATGGTGCATTTCGCCGCTGCCGAGGTGTATCGGCCGGCGGGCCCCCAGCTCTCGCCCAGCCACTCAGCGATCGCGCCCGGTGCATCCGTCACTGAGCATCAGATCGTCATGCGCGCGCTGCCCGAGATCAAGCGGCACGAGGGCGTTCGGCTCACGGCTTACCGAGACGCGATTGGCATTCCTACGATCTGCTCCGGATCGATCCGTGGCGTCCGCATGGGCATGACGATCTCAGCCTCAGGCTGTGACCGGCTGATCGCATCCGAGGCCACGGAATACTGGCGCGGTGTCTCGCGCGCGATGACGCTGGAGACGAAGCGGCTGCGGATCAACGTGCCGCGCGGGGCGGCATGGACCGACTTCACAATCAACGTCGGTATCGGCGCGGCGAGTAGCTCCACCGCGATGCGGCGGCTGAATGCCGGCAACGTCCGGGGTAGTTGCAAAGCGATGACTTGGTTTAACAAGGCGGGCGGTGTGATCTTCGCTGGTCTCGTCGTCCGGCGGGGCGACAATTACGACATGTGCATGGTGGGCGCGTGATCTGGCTCGCCAAGAACTGGCGGATCGTGGCGGCGCTTGGCCTGCTCGCCGCTGCGTTCGGTGCGGGCGTGTGGGTGCGTGATGCCTTCTGCCGCGCCAAGGTGGCTCAGATGCAGGCGGACACTGCGGAGGCCACGACAGCCGCCCTCCGGGCCGAGCGGGTCCGCATCGCTCATGCAATCGCTGAGGCCAATGACAAGGCGCGCCAACTGGCCGAGGCCGAGTCCGCGCTTCTCACCGCTCGCGATGCCCGCGCCGCAGCCGAAAGGAGGCTCTTCGATGCGCTTGAAGATGATCCCGGTCTTGATGCTCCCGGTCTTCCTGGCGGCGTGCTCGACCAAATCCGCGGACATTGGGCCCAATGAGCCGCTGCCGCAGATCCTCGTGGAAGTCCCAGCAGCGGCGCGCGTTCCGTGCCCGGCGCCAGAGACGCTTGTGGCGGCAGGCGGGACGCTACGTGCGGACGCAGTGACGATCACGCGGCTCGGGGATGCGCTGATCGATTGTGAGCGGCGGCGGGCGCTCGCGGTGAGTGTCAGATAGCCGGGGATGCGGAGGCGCCTGATCGATCGAACAAGGGGCAGGATGAACTCCGAGCTGCACGGTGTGACCGACACGTGCGGTCGCCCAGTCCGGTTCTTTATGTCTGCGGGCCTGGCCGGTGACTAAACTGGCGCGGCGGCCCTTCTCGGTGACCTGCCCGCCGCAAAGTGACTGCTGGATGATTGAGGTTACGATGCCCACTGGTTCCGAGAAGTCCCGCAGTACAAGGGGATAAGGGGCTGCATCCCTGATTGCAAGGCGCGCAAGGTCTCCGTCAAATACGAGAAGTGCCGATACAAATATCGCAACCGGATCGAAATATCGTTCGGCAGGCTTAGGGAGTGGCAACGCGTGGCGACGCGTTACAACTGATGCTCGAAGGTCTTTCTCTCTGCCATCGCATTGGCCGCAACAGTGCTCTTCTGGTTATGAGGCCTGAGCTTACGTGTCGCGCTTTCGGATAACAGAAAGCATCTTTCGACGACTAAACGGCATCTTGATGGCCCACTGAATATCGAAATTATCTCTGTTGTCTAAGCTCTCAAGGTATGACTTTAAGAATGGGGTCATGCAGATATATTTATGCCAGACTTCGCTTTTGGTGCTGCCAGGGGTGTTCCATGGCTTAACGCGCGTCGCAAAGTGTAGCTGAATAGGGTTGTTTATCGCTAACTTTACATCCTCAGCTGAATAACCGGGAACCTTTTCGAAGCTATCACTTTCGGAAAAAATGTCATAACAGTAGCTACAGATCATGCTTGCCAAAGGTAGAATTTCTATGCGTGGATGACAAACAAGCGAAATTACGTCCTGCTCTGGCTGCTTCAGGCGATACGCATTGATGTGAGCCACGTCAATGAGCTTTTTCTCAACTCCCTCTCTTCGCATGGCATCAAGGTTGAAAACGTAGTATCCACCACCCACGTTCAGCTTTGCGATTTCGTCATCAGAAAATTGGCTTCGATATTTCTCGATATTCCTCCCATAGAGAGAATCATAGGGAGCAGGAACTTTGCAGCCAGCAATCAATGTGTCTGGAGATCTAATAGAATTTTCAAATGTAGAAGATACATCACCAAGGAAAACAACATCCACATCAGTTACAATCGCCTTTGGGTAATCCGGCATGAGCGAAGGAACTAGGAACTTATAATACATTTCCTTTGTGTAGTGCCCCTTTGTTTTTGTTTTTGAAAACAGGTCAAGAAACCTACCGCCCATGTCTCTGCTGAAGAAGCGTGCATTAGAAAATCCAGAGCACAACTCTGAAAGAGTTGAAATATCGTCGTCCGGAATATCATTGTAAAATACGTGGATGTGATATTCGTAATTTCGATTAGAGTTCATCAGGAGAGACGTTATTGCTACTGATGCGGGTATTAGGTAGTTTTTATCGAAGAATAGCGCGACAGGTACGATCATCTTAAATTTAAATATCCACACGTCACTTGATCAGCACTCATGCTTAACTGAAGCGTGCGCAGAGCGCAACTAGGCTCATGACCCATTAGTCGGCTTGCGGTGTCACCGGCGGCACCATAACACTCAGTGGTTCAGAGAAAGTTGACCGAGTGCTAAAGTTCGAGCTCATGATGATTAGGGACGCCCCAGCGGCCAGCGCATTCTTGCTCAAATTCGAGCGTCTCTGGTATCTCGCGGCTGGTGTTCGCGAATATGACCTTCGCCCACTCCCGTAGATCGCCGTTCACCGCTAGGATCTGGTGCAGCATATATGCGCTCGCTCGCCCCCCGCTGAAGCTGATCTGCACGTTTACGGGCGGGAGAGTATATCCGCGCATAGTTGTCCCCGTCCGATTTGGACGGTCGAGATGAAAAAGCTGCTGCGTTAGGGGCTGAAATGCGCGCCCGAGCTGGTGTCTGAAAAGGAGCGAAGAGTTGTTTCGGGTATCGATTTTGGGTTTGGCGGCTCTCTCGCTGGTTGGTTGTAAAGACAATGGCACGGTCTTCACGCTCTACCGCGCCTCGCCGATCTCAGCGACTATGAGGATACACATGGCCACCTTCGACGCAGATGAGCCGGACCCGACTTACAATCTGGACAACTGTCAGCTGACAGCGCGCCTTTTCATGTCTCAGCCTGGGGTCAGTGTTCGGTATTGGTGCGAACCAGGAAGGTATAGGGAGTGAGGTAGTGATCCGGTTCTTACGAGAGGTGTTTCGTTGGCGCACAGTTCGGGACACAGGCGTCTGGCTCTACCAACAGAACCGCGCCACCGGCCGCCGCCGAGTTCTCTGGGCGGGTGGCGGCCACCAGCCGGTCGATCGTAACTGGGTAGACGCCGGATAGGAGCGCAGGCATGGGTGTGATGGTCGTCGTGCCGTTGTCGCTGGTTCAGGTTGCTCTGTGCGTGCTGATGGTTAACTACCTGCGCAAGATGCGCCTCGCTGAGAAGAGGAAGGCCGAGGCGGTGGCTACCTTTTCCGCCGCGCTTCAGAAGTCGATGATGGGCACGAAGGCGCTGATCGAGAAGCTGCGCAAAATCCAAGATATCTAAGAGGGGGTCGCGAGGCATGGCGTCTGCAAATCAGGTCAAGGTCGAGCGCCGTGAGGACGGCTCCTTCCATGTCTCGAAAGAGACCTGGTCCGACACGATCCAAGCTGACATGATCGACCACTGGATCGATTGGTACGCGCAGATGCACGAGCAGCACGGTTATGACGGGTATCGCGAGATGTCCGAGGCGCTGCGCGCGGCGAAGGCGAGCTGATGGGCAAGCTGCACGTCTGCCATCGCATCGTCATCCGAGACGAGAATGACAGGATCATCTCCGACGAGCCCTATGACAACTTCATCGACGGTAAAGACGCCTTCGATCGTGTCGAGGCCCTACCTGGTCAGACGATCTCTCTGCAGCACGGGGCGAGGGTGATCTTCAAGAAGTTCCGGTGA